GATATTCGCACCTTCGTCGAAACCATCGCAGACCTTTCTCAGATCGCTACTCTCGGAACCAAGGCCGAACAGTTCAAGAAGACCACCGATACCTACAACGGAGTATTCAAGCACGTCTTCTGGGACTCGTCTTTCTTGTGGAGTATGCGCCGTACTCTCCAGTGGGGAATGTTGGGCCGTGGGTACATGGGGCAGAAGTATTCACGTGACAAAGGCGGATGGGGTAAGGGCAAGATTCGCTTCCCCGTCTACGGACCATTCGACGTGCTCCCTGAGCAGTTGCCTTCCGACAACGATCTGCAAGGCTCCTACGCCGTGACGACTATTGAAGCAATGCCGATCTGGGAGGCCCACTCCCGCTTCCAAGACTTCCAGCAGTACCTTGACCCCATCTCTCGCTACGACTGGAAGACCTACGGAACATCTCTGACGGAGAATCGGCTCTCGTTTTACGACCGCTGGAAGTTTGGTCAGACAGGCGCTCCCGGTGACTGGCTTTCCAGATATTGCGAAATCCGAAGAACCTGGGTGCGCGATATGCGAATCAACCGCAGCGGCAGAACTCTTCAGATGGGTACTCCCGGCTCGTCCTGGGGCTACGTGGTGCCTTCTGTGGGGGATTTGTTGGTATCGGTGAACCCATTCAACGGACTGCCGGAATCAAGAAAGGCAACAGAGGAAGACTGCCGCATCTATCCGCAGTTGCGGCTCATCATCACCAGCCCGACTTGCCCGGTCCCGATGTACGACGATACGGCCTTCGACTGGCACGGTGAGATTCCCGTGGTCGAGGTCGATGTGAACGATGTCCCGTGGAGTCCCTTCGGCCATTCCGTGGTGCATGGCGTGGCGAGTCTGGAGAGGGCAAGGCGCGATCTTCTTTCGTTGAACGATCAGACGGTGAAGGTGAATACCGATCCCCCGTTGGGATGGGATTTCCAGTCTGGAGTCAAGCCTGAGCAGTTGACGAAGTTGAAACTACTTGAAGGACAGGGTGTACGCATCGGAACGAAGGGCGACCCCAAGAAAGCCCTGCAATCGGTATTGCCCGAAGGCCAGAGGACGACCGATCAGAACTGGAAAGACCTTGACGTGCTCGAAGCCGAAATCAAGAAGAATCTTGGACTTACAGACATCGCCTCTCTGCGTGAGTTGAAGATGAACATGAGCGGCGACAATTTCGAGAAGTTCCTTGAGAACCTTGGACCCATCGCCAAAGGCATCGCTCTTTCCATCGGAAGGGCCAACGGCAAACACGCCAATATGCTCAAGTACAACATCGCTCAGTACATTCCCGTGAGTGAGTTGATCGACATGGTAGGGCCGTCAGGTGTGGCGATTGAGACATACGACAACGATCCTGAATCACTTGTCCCTGGAAGACTCCCTGGCGAGCCTGAAACCGGCGAGAGTAAATTCAACAAGCGGGAACGGGCGAAGTGGTTTGTCGATAAGATGGGTGTAATTTCTACTCCTGAGCAGTTGTTGAATATCACTCAGCAGCAGGAGCGCATGGTGTACATGTACTTGTTCAGCAAACAAGCCAAACTACCGACTTCTACCTACATGGAGAAGCTCGGCGTAAAGAACGCTGAGGCTGAAAAGGAACTTTGGAAGGCTGAACAAATCGAGGATGCATCTTGGAAGCTCGAAGTGACGGCTCTGTTGGCAAAGAAGCAGCACGAACTAGGACTTGATCCTCCACCCGATAAAGGGCCAGGGCAAGGCCACGGTGGCGGTCGTCCAAACACTCACGAAAAACCGGCCCATATGGAGCAAAAAGGCTCGCAGAGTGGGCAAGTCAGAGCCGTTCAATCAACCTCATAAGGAGAAACAATGGAAGAGCAGGAGTTGGTTAAGTCTAGCGATGGCAGAATTTTGGGCCGAGTAGTAGCGGACGAGGAATTTGCGACGAACAGAAAGGTTATACAGCCTGAAAGTACAGACGTTGTAGATGAATTGATTGTGATGATTCAAGAGGCTTTCACGGAAGCTAGAGCAACCTCCAAGATCATCGTCAACCACAACCAGGGAGGAGTAACGACCATTGAGACCCTTCATGTCAAGAACGGCCTCGAAGGTCTGTTTGATGACGAGGAAGACGACGATGATGAGTCGGATGAAGACAGTTCAGAAGAAGAAACAAATTAAGCCCTTGACAGATTGAGCGAATAGCGGTTCAATCAGAACAACAGAGATCCGTTTTCAACTCCTTTGGAGAACTGGGAGCGACTCGAAACTGGAGCGGTTTTAACCGTTTGGTTTTGGGTCGCTCCTTTTTTCGCGTCTGAACATAGCCCAAAGGAGGGCATCATGGCACATCGCAAGGGTCACAAGGGTGGTTTCAAGGTCAAGGGCACCAAGAAAATGGAACACGAGTTCGGCAAGAAACACAGCCGGAAGCGCAGCCGCAAGCACGGTGGACGCAAGTAGTCAGGAGCCTCATGGCCACGTCAATGCCTCAACCCGGTGGACCGCAGCAGCCTAACCCGCAACAGGGTCAAGGTCAGGGCGGTCCCGCTGGTCAGGCGAATCCCCTTCAAGAGATTCTTGGCAAGATTGCTATGGCTGCGCGGACTCTCGGTATGCAAAACGTGATTATTCAACCAGAGATGCAGCAGTTATCAGCAATCGCAGTCGCAGCGTTGCAGAAGGTTTCTCAGGCAGCGCCGGGACCGCCCCAACAGGCGCAATCGCCAGGAGTTCAATAATGGCCTTCGATCTGAACGTTTTCGCTTCCGAGTTCGGTATTGACCCCGCAACCCTTCAATCCAAACCTGAAGCCTTCGCAAAATGGAATGGCTATCTCTCCGAAGCCGACACAAAGTACACATCGGCAACCCAAGCACAAAAAGAAGCTCAGGCCGCGCTGGACGCCGTGAAGGCAGAGCAGGCCGCTATCGACGACAAGATCAAGTCGTTCTCGCTGACCGAAGCGGAAGTGGACTCTCTTCGCGCCAACTATGCCGCGCTTGAAGCGCAGGCCAAGGCGTTGAAGGCTCAGGGATACAACCTGACGATTCCCGATACGCCGGTCAAGCACGAACCCGCCGCATTCGACCCCAATAAATTCCAGAACGACGTGAATTCGACCCTCGTTCAAGGGTTCAACGTGATGAACCGCTACCAGCGTTTGTTTGGCAAGGCTCTTCCCGACGATCTGGATGCTCTGGCGCGTGAGGCTGGTGCTCGCCGTATGCCGTTCACAGATTACGTGGCGCAGAAGTATGACTTTGCCGGGGAAGAGAAGCGGCAGCAGGAAGCATCGACGAAGAAGCGCGAGGATGAGATTCGCGCCGAAGCTGTGAAGAAGTATCAGGAAGAGCATCCGGTAACGGCTGGCAACCCTGAACTGCTTCGCGGTGGTGAATCAAGGTTCCCAGAGTTGGCGAAACGTCCGGCTCAGAAGTCAGCACACGAGAATTACGGCGGGAGTCCGGCGCAAAGGATCGCGCGTTCCGTCAGGCGGTCACTCGAAGGATTGGCCGCAACATCGTAAGTAGGAAAGGTGAAACATGGCACCCAACGACCCACTCTTCAATCCCCGCGACACTGCAAGTCGCGACTATATCAGGAATGGCATCATTGTAGATTGCTTTTCCACGCACTTTCCGCTTTGGGGCTTGATGCGTGAGCGGGGCGCGGTTGACGTGCTCTTTCAGGGCACGGGTATTCTGAACCCGACCATCTACGATGTGGCTTTTGGATCGTCCACCGTACCCGGTGCGACCCTGACCCCGCAGCGCAAGCAGATGGCGACCGACTCGAAGTTCGACATTCGCTTCTACCAGTCGAACCTTCCGGTGGAAGAGACGGTCAACAAGCTCTACAACGCACCCGGCGACACGCAAATCTTCTCTCAGGAAGAGTTGGACACCTACTGTCTGACGAAGAAACTTGAGATGATGATGGAACTCGACGCATGGCGGCACGGCCAGCCAGCGGCGGGCAATCCGGGTGGCGCGACGGGTGTTGTCGATGATCGCTCGAACTGCATGAATGGACTCGACGAAGCTTTGAACAACGGCATCGACTGCGGTCCTTTCGGCAACGTGTATCAGTATTACGGTTCGATTCTCCGCAACGGCAGCACGGGCGGGATGTACAACTCGACTCCGTACTACTGTGGCACGGCGGCTGGCGCGGCCTCTTCGATCACCTACCCGATCCTTCAGGGCGCTTGCGCTCAGATCGAAGTCATCGGCGGGCGGGTCAGAGACGGGTTTGTTGGCCCCTTCGGGTGGGGCGCAATGGCAGTCATGTTCCGCACGGCCTCTGTGACCATTCAGAGCGAAGTTTCCGAGTCCAGTGACCTTGGATGGCGTTCGGTGAACTTCAACGGCCTGACGGTCCACTCAGACCCCTTGGCTCCTTCTTCTGTGGCGTTCAACTATCTGCCGGGTGGAAACCCTGCGGCCTTCGGAACGACCTCGACGGCGAAGTATTCGGACGGCGTTGGGTCGAACACCAAACTGTCCAGCTTCACTTCGCCGACGTACCAGATCTACGGCTCGAACGTGGCGGCTGGAACCTTGTCTCCGACAGGGTCAAACATTCCTTCGGCGACGACTATCAACCCCGGAGAGGCGCTCTATCTGGTCAACCCGGAAGATTTGGTTCTGTTGCCTCCGAAGCCGGGTTCGGGATGGGAGTTCGACAAGCGCGATATTCCGATTTTCGACAACATCTCGACCAACAACCTGTTTATGAAGGTGGCGACCAACGTCACCGATCCGCAGCCGCCGCACGGCATGATCGTCTACGGCTTCAAGGGAGTAAGGAGCTAACATGGCACTCGTTCGTTACAGCGTTCTCTACAACGGGCCGTATGCGGTCTACCCTTCGCGCACTGGCCTTGTCGATCTCCGCACAAATCTTGCGGAGTTGGGCGGCGGGTTCAATGTTGGCGACTTCATGGACCTGACCGAAGCCGAAGCTCAGTCGTGGAGCCAGCAGTATGCTGCGCAAGGTGCGGCTCTCCACGAAGGACGCTATCGTATCGTCCAGCTTTGCGCACAGGCTACCGCTGCGAACATTTTTCAAGGTTCCGTGGTTGGCATTGCTCCCGGCAGGACGGTACAGGCGGCAACAATTCTCACCGCTGGTTCCGGTCAGACGGCTGGAACATACACGGTGCAAGGTTCTGGTGGAACGGCCACAACTCAGGCGACTCTTCAGTATGTCATCGGGTCTGCCGGCACGGTGATTTCGGCTACCATCATGAATGGCGGAAACTACACCACCCCGACCATTCCGACATTCACTCTGGCGGCGGGCGGAACTCCTGGCACAGTGCAGGCGCAGTTCGTGGCCAGTTCCAACTTCGTCACATCATTTGATGCTACGGCGATCAATGTGAGTGTGGCGCGTGGAACGTTCCTTGCTCCAGTGACAGCGGCTCAGATCACCGCAGGCGCTTTCGTACTGATTCAGGAAGAGGGGATCGGCCAAGTCTGGATTACCACGGCAACCAGTGCGGCTTCTGGCGCAACGGTGTGGGCGCAGTCAGCATCGGGAACTACAACCGTTGCAACTTCGGCGGTTCCAACTGCGGCTTACGCGGGAACTTTGGGTTCGGCTATGGACCTCCCGGTTGTCCAATCTTTGTGCCGCGTACAGTTGTTCCTTCCGATCCGGCAGGGGTAAAGGGGAAAGCATGAACACTGCATACGTTCAAGGACAGACGGCTCAATCCGGCGAATTGAAACTGGCGATTCTCACCGGCGCTGGGCCTGCGTCTTACAATCCAGCGACGGGAGATATTCTCTACAACCCCGGCGCTGGAGACTACATCGAGTCTCCGCAAGAGTGCGTCACTCAGAGTGGAAGCTAC